GATCCGACCATGCCGGTGCGCGTGGTCATCACCGCATCGCACGACGCGGCGATCGCATAGGCCGCGCTGCACGCCATCTCGTTGGCGAAGGCCACGATGGGCTTACCGCCATTGCGTGCGCCGCGCGTCGCCAGCTTGCGTGCGAAGTCGAAGCAACCGGCAACCTCGCCGCCGGGGCTATCGATGTCCAGCAGCGTGGCGCCGACTTCCTTGTTCGCCTCGATGTCGTCGAGGATACGGTCGATCTGGTCGTATCCAACCATTCCGGACGATGGTTCTACCCCGCCCAGCTTGTGAACCAGCGTGCCGTCGATGCAGAGGCGAGAGACGCCACGCTCGACAGTATACATGTCGCGAGCGGTCTTTGGCGGTGCATCGTACCAATCCATCGCCTGCTGACGCAATTGCGACGCGCCGAGCGAGCGACCGTCGATCGTATCCAGCTTGGCGATGCCGAGGCGATCGACCAGCGCCGCGCACAGCATCTCGGCCTTTTCCGGCCGCAGCATCAGCGGGGCGTTGAACAGCCGGGAGGAAACCCGCGCGAACTTGTTCATGCCGGTTCCTTCTTCCTGCTGCGCTTGCCTTCCAGCGGAACGCCATCGCCATCACGGTCTTCTTCGGTCCCCCCGTTGCCGTCCGCACCATCGGCGGCGGCAGGGTCGGCCTTCACGTTGTGGTTCGGCGGGCCGAGGTCGCGTGCGTTGCGCTCGTCGTTGAACCACGATTCTTCGGCCATGACGTCCACCGGATCGCGGCCGCGTTCGAGGATCGACTCGACGCTCGACTTGCGGCCGCCGGCGATTTCGAGGTTGTCGGCGTTCGCTTCCTTGAGTGGATCCACCGAACCCCGGCCCGGTCCGATCCATTCGGCCATGCAGATCGCGCTCTTGTTGCGGTAGAAGTTGGCCGGGCCGCCGGGAACCTTGATGTCGCCGTTGGCAATCTCGATCTCCAGCCAGGCGGCGTAGATCGGCGTCAGGAACTGCTGCGTGAAGAAGTGGCGATCCTCCATGAACGAGCGCCACATCTCGTTCAGCAGGGCGCGTGCCGACGAATAGTTGATCCCGGCCCAATCCTGCGAAAGCTGGGGGTAGCTGATACCCAGTGATCCCGAGATCTTTTGCAGGATGAACTTGATGAATTCGGGGTAATTGCTGTTCGGATGCGAGGCGGCAGGGAAGTGCGCCTTTTCGCCGGGCAGCAATTGAACGACCTGGGCGCTGTCGACATAGACCGGCTCGCGGCTGCGATAGTCGACATAGGCCTTGATCCATGGGTCGATGCCGTCGTCATCGCCCGGCGCGCCCAGTGCGTTGGCGACGTCTTCCGGCGTCCCAGCCGATTCGATGAAGAACGAATAGAGCGCGGATTTCAGCGCGGCGTTGACTTCCGCCCGGTCCACGCAGTCCAGCATCTTCGCTGGCACCATGACTTCGGCCAGCCGGCTGATGCCCCGGTTCTGCTCGGCGCGGCGCGGCGAGAAGACATGCACGAACTTGGCGCGGCCGGTCTTGCCGAAGCGCGGCACGTAATCCCAGCGCAAGCCGTTGAACCCGGCCACCGGATCGTTCGGATGCCCCGACCGGACGTGATACCCGATCGCCGCGCCGTTGGCGTCGAACGCCACCCCGTCGCGCAATGTCGGGCTTTCGATGGCGCCCGGCGGCGTGGAAATCCGTTCCGGCTCGATCAGCAGCACGTTGGTGGTGTTGGTCAGGCCGCGCTTGTTGTCGCGGATTTCCGCCGCCGCCTCGCCGTCGCGCGCATAGTGCAGGTAGGCCAGCTTCGCCATTGCGCCGAAGGTGAGAACCTGGCGCGCGTCACAGCGACGCTCGATGTCGTTGGCCCAGACGCGGAACCGGCTCTGCACCTTGCCGGTCCACGCCATCCGCCACTTGTAGTCACGGCCCAGCACGTCATAGGCCGGCTGCGCGGACAGGCGGATGTTGACCCCGATGACCGCCTCGACCCGGCGATCAAGCCCGCCGTTGACCCAGCCATTGTTCTCGTCGAGATCGCGCGCGCGGCCGGTGATCGTCTCCCAGCCGCGCCCCATCGTCGTTCCGGCGAAGCGCAGCGGCGGGTTCCATCCGGCCAGTTCGGAAATGTCATGGCGCTCGGCGTCGCGCCGGTTGCCGTACAGACCGGCCACGATGGCGGCCGATGCCGCCGGCATGGTTCCGTCGGTGCGCACCCGGATGCGCGGCTTGGCGGCTGACTGCATGGTCAGGATCTCCACCCCAGGTTGATCGGCCGGCGACGCGCCAGGCCGGATGCCGCTGCTTGCGCTTCGGACAGTTCGCGACGCAGGCTGAAAATGTAGGCGTCAAGCTCCTCGACCTTGGTGAAGGTCCGGCGGACGCGGCGGCCATCGCGCCATACATCGATCACGGCCTCGCCCATGGCGACCTCGTGCCGGCGCGCTTCCGCCTCGGCGATCCAGGTCTCAAGTTGCTCGACAGTGGCCATGCTGTTGGTCAAGTCCTGCGGTTGGCGGCGGCGAAGCGCTCAAGGAGCGCCTTCGCGGCGGGGTTTGCATCGGTGTTGCGTTGCGGCGTGACGGCCTTGCCCTCGGCGGCTTGATCACCTCCCTTCGGTTGAACGGGCGTTGTGTCTGGCTTCACCGGGATCGGTCTGGCCCAGAGCGGCAGCTTGCCTCCGCTCCACAGGTCGGCGCGATCCGGCTCGATGATAAGGCGGGCGACCTCGGCGTATCCGTAAAGGTCGAGCGTTTCGTTCGGGCCGGAACGAACCCATTTGCCGTCGATCTTCGTCTCGCCGAAGAACTCGTCGACGTAGGATTCCTCAAGGTCCGCCGGGAAAAAGCACTGCCCCGGCGCATCATCGCTGATCGCAATGCGCTCCAGCGTCAGATCCTTCAGTTTGTCGACGCCCACGGTGTATTCGTGGATCACCGGCTGCACCGGGCGGCCCTGCTGGTCGCGGCCCACCTTGCGCGGCACGTCGGGCAGGATTGCCCGCTTGCCGTCGGCGCCCATCACCAACCGCAGGCGCGGCCATTTCGCGCGGCCCCACTCGTATCCTGCGCGGCGCGCACGGCGCGCGAACTCGCGGGCCTTCCACGTCACATTGCCGTCGTGGTTATCCAGCGTCACGCAGGCGACGGGCAGCGCCATGTCCGGGTCGCTTTCCAACGGGAAGGTGCGGTACAGCACCTCGTCGAACAGCACGTTCCAGTCGTCGATCTGGCGGGCCAGGTGCAGGTCGCGCATCCGGCCGTCCTCGTGGCGGCGCTGGCGAAGCGTCACGCGGTCCAGCAGCCACGATCGGCCTTCGCGATCCCAGCCCAGGAACAGCACATCGAACTTGCGTCCGCCGGGGTCGATCGCCGCCGTCACGAACAGCACCCCGTCCGGCGCAACCCCGCGCAGATAGGTCGATGCCTTCGCCCGCGCCTTCAGCCCGTTGGCGCTGAACCCGCCGGTCGTCGCCGCGCCTTCGTAAATCTCGCCAAGCTGCTTGCACAGGAACTCGCGCAGCTTCGCCGGGTTGCGCGTGCGCTCGAAGTCGGTCAGCGCCGCCTCGTAATCGCGCGCCAGCTTGGCCAGCGTTTCGGTCTTCAGCATCAGCCCGTGGACCCAGAAGCCATGCTCCGGGTTCGGGTCCATCTCGCCGACAACGCCCTCATCGGGGTCCAGCGTCTGCCCGCGATGCATCCACCCGGCCAGCGCGTTGGTCGCGTCGCGCAGCGCGGCGTCGATCATCTCGCGGCGCTGCGCATCGGTCAGGCTCGCGCCGCAATGCGGGCACAGCATGGAGGCCGTCCTTTCCGCCAGCGCCAGCCGCTCGTCCTTGCCAAGCTGGTCGCGCGGCGCGGCGATCCTGCGCCGGCCTGGAACGTCGGGGTCGTCGACGTAGCGGTTGGCGTCCCAGTGCAACCGGAACTCCGGAACGCCGGGCCAGAACTTCGTCGCATAGGCCGCCGCGTGCCCCAGGCATTCCGGGCACTGCATCACGAAAATGCCGCGGCTCGTGTCCTCGTAGGCCGCCGCGACACCGCTGGTCCAGCCAAGGTCCGCGTGGCTCAGGATCGCCGCCTTGCGCCGGCTGCCGATGCGCTTCTGGCGACCGTCGATCTGCACCTTCGGCGATGCCGCGAAGCGCTTGGCCCAGGCGTCGGTTTCGTCCGACACCATCAGCACCGGCTCGCGGTTGCGGAAGTTCGAATCCTTGGCCGCCAGGAACTCCAGCGGATAGTTCGACAGCCGCTTGAAGCTGTCCGTGTCGTCCCCGCGCTCCGTGCCGACGCGCGCCTGCAAATCGGGGTTCAGTTCGAACATCGGCTTGACGACCGTGCGGCAATAGTCGCGCACCGCGTCGTCGGTGTTCAGATACCAGGCGACGTGCCCCATCGGGCCGAACTTGGCGATCTTGAACAGGTAGTTCTCGACCACCGTCGTGCCACCCGATCGCGACGGCTTGACCATCACGATCAGATTGCAGCCTGGATTGTCCAGACTGTTCATCGGCCCGACGTTGTAGGGCGTCTGCCAGCGATCGTACCGCACCACCGCGCCGTCGGTGGCGCCGGGCAGCTTGCGCGTCTCGGCGCAATCCACGGTGCTGATCCTCTCGGGCGGGGTCAGCAGCGCCAGCGCATCGCCGAGCAGCGCCAGTGGGTCTTGCAGGTAGGTTCCGGCCGCAAGGGCCTCGACGTCGCGGGCCAGGCTAGCCGGGCTGAGCAACGCCTCCATGGAATTCCTTCAGGCAATCGGCAGCGGCCCGCTGCTGGTTCAGCAGGATCGACCGCGAAACATCTTCCAGCGTCATGCGCTGTTCGGCGGGCATCTGCCCGGTTGGGTCAGCTTCCTGCACGGCGCGCAGCGCGGCCTGCTGGATGGCGCTGAACGTGCGCTCCAGCACCGCGCGCATCCGCACCGCGTCGACCAGTTCGCCCTGGCGCTGCTTCTGGTCCTGAAACCCGGTCGATACGCGCAGTAGCTTCTGGATATCGTCCAGGCTCAGGTCTTCGGGAACCTGCCGGCTCGCGTTCTCGCCAATGGCCAGCCGGGCCAGGCGCTTGATGCCGCTCTGGTCCGACCGAACCTGACCGCGAAAGTGGTTGGTCAGGAACCAGATGGTCCGCACCGGACAGAATTCGTACTCGATACCCTCGGCGCCGCGCTCGAACGCTCCGCTTTCCTCGAACGCCGGGAAGGTGTCGCACCAGCCGCGCAGCGTCGGCGTGCTGACACCCAGCATCGCCGCCATGTCGCGCAGCTTCAGGATCGTGCCATAGGGCAATTCGATCACGCGCGGAGTGACCGCGGCCAGCTTGCGAAGGCGAACCGATGGCGATGTCGTTTGACGCGCCATGTCAGGAAATGGCTGATTTCTGGGGGTTGTGGGGGGGTATCAAATCGCTCGCCTCCGTTTGGGCGCGCGAATGCACATTGGCGAGATACCCCTGTTTTCATGCACGTGCAAGCCCCTCATCGCGACGTTACCCGCGCGATGCGCTTGTGGGCCGCCTCGATGTCCTCCTGATCGACCTGGGAGGCGATGCGGTCGCGCATCTCGATCCAGTTGTCGAGTGCGCGTATCAGCCACTTGCGCGCCTTGGGCCAACCCATACGATAGCGCCGCGCGGTCATCGCCAGGGATCCGGGGTGAAGCACCATTTGCAGGATCATCTGCTTGGGCGTCGGAAGGTTCTGACGCCACTGGGTGTAGGCCATTTCGAGGTGGACCTGTTGGAGGCGTTCGATCAGCACGTCGCGCCCGCCGCTGGAGTTGTCGACCCGCGCCTCAAGGCTGGCGCAGCGCAGCGACACGGGACGCTGCATATCCTCGGCCACCATCGCGATCTCGTCGACGGCATCACGCTGTTCCTTGGTGATGACCCCGCGATCAAACAGGTCATCGAACGCCCCGTAAAGCCGATTCCGCTTCGTCACTGCCACCGTCTGCGTCTCGACGTGCATTACGTCGGCATCGCGGTAATCGCCGTGCGCCGCCGTCTCCGGGCTGACCAGCGGCTGCATCCGGTCGCGCGCCTCGGCATCCAGCCGGGCGCATCGCGAGCGCCATTGCAGATCGGTTTCCCCCCGGCGCTTCTCGTATTCAGCCCCTGCCATGTTAATTTTTACCCCCCGAAAAGCGCTTGCCGAATGCCTGTTCACCGATGTTGCGAAGCTGCCGCGCCGTCGCCCAGCCCAGCCGCTTTTCGGCCTCCTCCAGGCTGATGCAGACGATCGCGTGGTCATGCCAGGCGCGCTT